CACTCACAAAACTCACTCCATCCAGTTAGGAGACCTTGGTCTCTCTTCTGAAGAGTTGTCATTTGTAATAGAACGTTTAGTGAACGGTAAGATAAAGACGGATTGGTCTGCCTAGTCTTGGTAACGGCAGTAAAATGATGAGCAAATGCTCACTCCATTTATTTATTGTAACAAATTCTTTACATGATCGTCAAGCATTATCGCCAAATCCTCATGTGCTTCTAGAGTCGGATGATAACTGAAGGGATTGACTACACATTTTCTCTTTAGATAATCTATCCTCTGACAATCATTACGATGGTGTGACAAATGATATCTATTGTCCTGACTAGGATTCATCCCATTCTGTCTGCAAAGTTTAGATAACAAATCTCTTTTAGGATCAGTTCTCCAACACATATTCTCTGGTGGATTTTGATAGTAGTGATGATTTAATGTATCAAACCAAATATTTTTTATACCTTTCATCTCAAAGAACTGATTCCAATGATACATCTTCTGCTGTAACAGTTCTACCTCTGCCTGATGCTCATAATACTTTGTTGCTAACAGTCTTGCAATCTCCCACTCCTCTCTCTTACATGAGTACATTATATCTGTCCACCCATTATAAGTTACAGTCTTACCAGTCTTTGCATTGACTGATTTTATATTATTAGCCCACACCATACCCCTAGCAGTAGATGTTATTCCCCACATAACAATCATATCATCATCATGTTTTGTATTGAAAAATTCCTCTGCTAATCTAAACTGGGTTGCATTACTACTACCACCCTTAGAAAAATTTATATTCTTTAGATTATATTTTCGAGAAAGTATTGACCTAAAAGAATACTTCTCTGGATCAACTCTCTTCACTGTCTTATCAGTAAGACGTTTATGATATTCCTCTTTAGTCATACCTGATGCAGGATAAAAACATCCCTTGCCCCAAGTCCAACTACATCCAAAAGTTACAAGTGTCGTCATGTGTTTGGTAGGTTTGGATTCAATACGTTTCTATACACATAGTCTCTAAAAGAAGCACCCCAATCCCAGACATGCATATCATATGCCTCTGATGGTAAGTCTACTAATCCCAAAGACCTCTTCAATCTTCTTACCCAAAAGGCATTGTTCCTATTAGTATCTCTATTCCTAAAGGTTCCTTCCTCATCTGCCTTGATCTTGAGTCTGTCTTGTATAGAATACTTACCGTTCGCTGACTTGATAGTTGTGGGATCATACCACCACTCACCCTCAGGGATCCATGTATGTAAGTTAGGATCTCTTACTTCATTAGCACCTAACTTCCAGATCTGATGCTCATCTTCGATACCAGTCATGACTCTGATCTCTGCCAACAAGTCATAACATTCCTTTATTATCTGACTATAGGTAAAGGTCTCATCAAAATGTCCTGCCATTGGGTGTCTTTTATTCCTACCACTCTTAGCACTAGATGATGTTAGATCTAATCCAATGGTCTCCCAATTATGTATTGTACTCCATTCTTTATCAGTCAACTGTTTAGCACAGTCAAATGATACCTGATCTCTATTAGATCCTATATTAGAATACTTCCACCAGAGATCATGGAACTCAAACATGTCTTCCGATACCTGTCTCCATATACATGTAAGAACTGGAGAACAATACTTCTTGAAATCATATTTCACATCATGTAATGCATGAGTCAACTTCAACATCTCTTCCTTACTGTTGAAGTTTGCTCCAAACCCTTCCATAATTTCATTATGGTAAGTAAACCTATGAGGATGAAGCATGTGTGTCATAGGAGTATCCTTTAGGATCTCTCTAGAATTCTCAATCCACTCCTTAGTATGTGTATAGCATCCATCTAACCATACAGTCTTAGATCCCAATGGAAATAGTTTATGTGGATTGATCTTGGCATAAGCAGACCTTCTCCTAGGGCAATCAATCTCAACAGGTATAGGTCTGACTTCCCAAGGTGCAGGAACTTCTACTGTACCATCAGTAAAGCAGACATACTTTACATCTGGATCATAGTAATTGTCCTTAGGTATAGTATCATAACCGTTAGTAATTGATGTGTATACTATTATCTGTTCCTTATCAGGGTCATCCCAATCAATAGCATAAGAATATAAACCTGCATCACCATAGAAAGGTTTACCTAGAATCCTATCTGTACCTGACCTAAAGTATTCTGTCCAATCATATAGTCCTGTGATCTCAGTCAACAGATCTACAAATTCTATTATATTTGTTTCTTCCTTATGAAATATGTAATCACCAGACCTATTATCCCACCACTCACCATCAGGATCAGCATTAGAAAACTTGTTTATAAACTCTCTCGATGGCATAGTCTCATGTTCTATACCACTCAACTGTAATGCTACAGAACATGATAGTTGATCTCTTACACCACCTTTCATATACCACTTCCACCATAACTTATCAAAGTCAGTAGTCTTACCCTTCCTCCAGATGATAGTACATAGTGGTGAGAAGTACTCTTCAAAATCAAATGAAGTCTCTGATACCTCAGCACTAAACTGCAATAAAGTATCAGGATCTACCCATCCTTGAGACACATACTCAGCACACTCTTCAAGATAAGTATGCTTATGAGGATGCTCCATGAATGTAAGATCATTCTTAGCAAGTATCTCCTCACTCAGTTCTAAAAATTTTTCATTTATAAGATGCAATTTAGATGCATCAATGTATATACTAGGTTGATCAAAAACATTTTTTATCTTAGGTCCCCTTGATGACCTAATAGGACTCTCAAGATGATGTATGCTCCCACCTATCCATGGTTCTGGTGGATCTTGATAACCAAAGACAACATATATTGGACCTTCAGGCAAATCACAATGAAGATCAACGTAGTCATTAGTAAGGCAAGTATAGATGATCAAGTCTTTACCTAAAGACCAAGAGTCTGATTTAGATGTGAATGATGATATCATATTATATTATAGACCTTCATATAAAATTCATGGTCTGGATATGAAGTATATAGTTTTGGATTCAGACCTGTAATCTCACCCATTTCTTTGAGTAATTCATCCTTTCTTTTATACTGTTCCTTATCTCCACGTTGAGGATGATACCCCTTCCTACCCCACTTCTCATAGAACCCTAAGGGAACACCTGAGTCACATCTATTCTCAAAGACTGATGGTAATTGTATACGAGACTCCTTGATAGCCACATCATATGCTATCTGATCTCTATTACATCCTACTAGTGACCACTTGTACCATAACTCATTGAACTTCTTCATCTCAGGAGTCAGAGTTCTCCATACTATAGTACCTAGTGGACTAGCATATGTTCTGAAATTATATCCTGTCTCCTTTAGTTTCTTAGTAAGTTCTATAGCATCATCATAACTGAAGAAAGCACAAGTAAATCCTTCTAACATCTCATCGAAGTAAGAGAACTTAGATGCATGTCTTAGCATAGTAAATGGGAAGCAGTACCTACTCCTTGCTACAAACTCTCTGGTATGTTTATAACATCCATCAATCCATATAGTATTAGATCCTTCAGGGAAATATAGATGTGGGTTTGCTTTAGGATAGAACGATAGTCTCCTTGGACAATCTATATCTACATCAAGTTTTATATACTCCCATGGTCCTACTGTAGTGTCTACCGTACCATCATGGAAGCAGACATATCTTATGTCTGGATGATAGTAATTACCTTGTTGGAACTCATCATACCCATTAGTAATACAAGTATAGATTATAGTATCTTTACTCTCAGTAAACTTATTCAATTCAAATGGTGTATACCTTACACAAGCATACATCTTACTAAGTTCTAAACCTTCCTTGAATACATTACGTAAACTGTGTATCAAATCAATAGTATCTTTCTTACTAGGCAACTCATTCAATACATACGAATCACTATAATCTTTTTTCCTATTCACACGTACACCCATATCAAGTTTGATTGATACTCTATGAATCTTGAATGACAAGGGAGACTTATACTTATTACTCATGACATACTCTGCCACAGAACTAGAGATCTGATCTCTGTTCACACCATCATCATACCATTCTCTCCATATCTCACACCACTCAGTCACCTCTGGTGTTATCTTCCTCCAGATAAGACTGTTGATTGTTTGATTATAATAACTTGTTTTATATCCTATACCATGTATCCTCTTAGACATCTCAATGATCTCTTCTTTAGTAGAGAATCCTTCCTTGTATAACTTTGCAAACTCAGTTAGTAATGATCTATTATCAGGATGCTTTTGCAAAACAAAATCATACTTCTCAAATAACTCTTTAGAATAATCAATCAGAAACTTAGTGACAGGATAGCAAGCATCTATCCAAACTACTTCCTTATCCTTATCAAAATAAAGATGAGGACAATGCTTAGGGTGATATGATTTTCTTACTGGACAATCTTCTTCTATCTCAAGTGGAATGTATGTCCACCCACTTGCTGTTGGTTTCTCACCATCATAAAAGCAGATGAATAAAACATCATCTGCTTTTGGAGGTGGTACTAATCTATCATACCCATTCGTAATGGAGGTATAAAATATCATGCATTCAATCTATGTGATGGCTTCAACCTACCTGATAACTCACCAAGTGTTCTATTAGTTACATCACCTGGCTCACGAGAGAACCAACCAGTAGCAATATACTTTGACTTATCACCTGTCAAGAATGCACCCCTATGTACATGAGTATATGCAGCAGGCCAAAGAACTACTGTTCCTTTCTTAGGTTGGAATGACTTCTCTTGATGATAGAAATCTGTTGCTCCACCATTCTCAGGAGGAATATCATTTAGATAGATCATCCATGTAAGAACTCTGTCACGATATAAGAAACTACCATTCTCAGAATGCCATACATGATACCCACCACCAGGATCTGTCCTCTGTACCTTACATGTCCATGATGATACAGGATCAGCACAATCTACTATACCATGATACTTCTGAGCATATATTTCAAACGCAGAACCTACTGCTTGATTGACTTCCATAGCCAATGTAGCATCAGCAATCTCAAGATATAACTGCTTATCCTTTCTACCTAAACCACCTCTCATAGTACCATGCTTGAATTGATCTTCACCTTCCATGAAGTTATCAAGTGCCAACTCCTTACCTTCAAACTCAGTGACCTGTGTCTCACACTTGTCACCCTTCACATACTTTTTATTATACCAGAACTCAAATGATTCCATTACAGAATCACAGAACTCCCACTTGACTAAGTTATCAAAGACTCCTATGTGTCCATAGTCCTTCATCTCTATAAAGTCTGGTTGCTTATCTTGTTCTGGAAGTATAACTTCAGCCATTCTGTGCCTCCTGTAATCCTTGGTTTATGTACACTTGTGGTGGTATTCTACCACAATACTCGTCTAATTGCATTACTTCTTCTATTTTTACATCAGCACCATTCTCTCTCCAGAAATCTACTAGAGCATTGTTACTTCCCTTATGAAAAATATCAATATGCTCTTCATGTATAGCAGATCCCATGTCCAACCTATAGTTGAACAATGGAGTAGAGTAACTCTTACCACTGTCAAGTATCAAGTCTTCCGAGACTGCTCTTGGTCTGATGTTTTGGTCAAGTTTCCACTGCGATCCTCTTTGATGTAACTTGAGGAGCTTAGTTGCATGATGACGAGTAATAATGTAGCAAGCAGCAGAAAAGTCATTGATAAATCTTTGATGTAGTTTTAGTGTAATCCCATTAGGATTTATTATAGTCAACTGTAAAGCATCAAAATTGATTGGAACCTTACGTCTTACATCCTTCCACTTGAAATCCCAGTGCTTTGCTGTTGATAGATCAATATCATCTTCCATGATCATGATCTCATCAAGGTCTGTCTCATTGACAAAGTACTTGATAGCATTGAGATGTGACATGACACATGCTATCTCACCATCATTCATATTATGTGGTACAGTACCCTTCAAGTATTCTTCATACTCAGGACCATCTACACCACTGATACGATGATGGTCTGTAATATTCCAGTAAGCAAACTGCTCCTCCATATATTCCCTACGATCAGGGAACCTATCAAGGTTGATCCATAGTACCTTAGGAAGACCTTCTAGTTTGAATGCTGATTTATTCTTGTCCATTACGAACCTTTAAATAATCAACGTTCTCATAATAATCTTCCAAGTCTCGACTACCCAAGACCTTCAAAGTTTCCCATAGAGTTTTATTAGATTCAATGTGTGGGTTATTGAACCAAGAGTTCTTAGTTCTACCATGCTCCATGTGGAACACATTGTCATTTATTCTTGCAACACTAGACAATAGATTGAACCTGTGGAACCTTTCATCATCTTCATAACCATAAGCAACAAAGTTCTCATTCTCTCCACCCAATCTCTTATACTCTTCAGTCTCAACAAACTGACAGAAACCATACTTAGCATCCCAATGCCTCATCCTACCATTGAATGCTTCAAAGTTGAAATTGCTATTGATAAACTCAGTAACATGACTATCATCTATATGTAACTGATACTGGAACATACCATATCCATATGGATATACTACTTTAGGTGGTACACCATCCTTAACATCAGGATGAGTCCAATTCTTTACTATCATATTCTGAGCAGCAATATATGTCTCAACAGGGAGAAGTATATCACTATCATAATTCACAGTAACAGGTGTCTCAACCTGCCAGAGCATATCATTCAGTAACTTAGTTCTATGAAATGTAAAATCGTCTGTCTTCTCAAAGATATGATTGATACGAGCAAACCTTCGTGGTTCAAGTGCTTGTTTGAGCATAGGTACAACCTGCTGCTCAAAGATTGACTCAGTATCTGCTTCCTTTACAATGACATGTGTGTCAAAGTTTCTTAGTAGATAGATCAATGAGGTAGTAATGTTCCTCATCCTATCTGCTGTCTCAATTCGTAATGGTATGATAAACGTACACTTTGTCAAATCATACGATAGTAACTTACCGTCTTCTACAGTCATAGTACCTCCCAGTTGTCACAGTATAGATCAGAAGTGTCATGGTTCTTAGTGTACCCAGTACCGAACCATTTCTTTGGTGCAATGATTCTCTTGTCTGGATTCTTACTCAACCATGATCCCCACCATGAGAATGATGAGTTAGCAATAATAAAATCAGAACACATAGACATCATACACAAGTCTGCAAGATTGTCACCACCTTCTGAGACAAGGAACCTGTCATCAGCGAACTCACTACTACACCATTCAGGATCATCAGAAAAAATAATAACAGAACGTTTGCTATCAAACTTGGAAAGAGCAGCATCATAATACTCCTTTGGACAAGGTGGATGGTTGTCACAATTGGTTATATAATCTCCTCTACGAACATGCAGTGCTATTGGATCCTCAACAGAGTCCATCATATCTTTACAAGGATTAAAGATATCATTCTTGAACTCAAAATCCTCTCGTATAGAATCTTCTATATCCTGAAAGTATTTTGTACTCTGTAGATATGCATAGATGTTATGACCATCAGGCATATTGATAAACAAATTGTTATCAAAATGAAAGTGTTCCTCCTGTACATAAGGTCCAGGACACACACCAATGTTAGTAAGGTTCTTTAGTTTGAATGCTTCAAACAACTGATGGTCGTTCCATTCATCTTTAAAATCACTAGGAGGTATCATAAAATCAAAACCACGATTGGCAGCAATGCCTCGTAGTCCTGCATACTGGAACATCTGGTTACCCAGTCTTCCATGTCTTCCTAAGTGGTTGAATCCTATAGTCATAATGAATGTTTCTTCTTCAAGTATTCAATTTCCTCTGGTATGAGGTCTTTGTAATCTTTATGCCTTTGTGTTTGATAAGCATGTTCTCTGTTAGAGATATGATAATCAGGTAACACTTTAGGTTCTCCATGATATTTATAGAGCCTGTAATACATATCACAGTCCATAAGCATGGTCAAATTCTCATCGAATTGTATGTCAAGATCTCCTCTCAACGCTAGGATAGAAGGAGAACTAAGTGTATTAACTCCTTCAAGTAATCTATCATTATAAACTGGTAGCTTAGGATTGTAATGAGTCTTACCATCATCTACAGTATGAGCAAAACCTGTGACTGCCCACTTCACATCTGGTGTAAATGCTTTATCAAGTTCGTCTGTTAGATTATCAGTAAGAATAAAATCATCAGAGTACATTATCTTCTTGATCTCACCTGTTGCCATAGCCAATGCTTGGTTGGTAGCATGAGATATGTTACCCAACTTAGTTTCACATCTACGGTAATCAATGTTCAGTACATCAATATAATCTTTTACACACTCAACAATTCTACTATCACTAATAGCACACTGATCTGATATAACAACATCAAAGTTCTTATTTGTCTGCTTATCTAAAGCATAAAGAATATCAAACAGATATTGCTGACACTTTATATTACCACCATGGGTAGGTATACAATAGGTTACTCTCATACCAACCTCAATATATCATCAGCGATAATTCTATGTCCTTCTTCAGTGGGATGGCCATTATTTGTTTGAGGATATCTTGATTTGTTTTGTAACTGCAAATCAAATTTTACTTTTGTGTGATGATTTTGAGTCATAAGTATCAAAGGAACATTGTTTACTTTACAATGATTGCGAATAGTTGTTGCAAACATCTCTTCGTATATACTAGCACAAGTATCGCTATAAATGTCAGTGTAATATTCTTTCCAAAACTCATGGTTATATCTACCCCATTTTTCAAGTCTCTTTTTTCTTTTTTCCCACGGTGAGTCAGATAAAAAATTTACTAATGGAGTGTCTACAATAGAAACTTGCCTCCATTTGTGATCATAATATTCTGTTCTGTCTTTATATGTCATCTGTATAATTGCTAGATCATACCGACTAATATCAGTCTCAGTAAGTAATTGTCTTGCAATACGATTGTTACTTGCACCACCTCTTGATAGGTTGGTTTCTACTGCATTCAATTTTTTTGAAACTAATCCACTAAATCTATGAGAAAATCTGCGTTCTTCATCTATCTCATTTCCTCGTGTCCATGAGTCTCCGTCAAAATATATCTTCATTGATCAAGTACTACTTCAAATGGTTGGCATGAATAACTTCTAAGAGCATTTCTAATCTCGTTAGATACACTCTCATGTACATACCAATCTTCCATACAGCAAGGACCATTATGTATCTGGAACCCTACTAGATCATACCCATTCTCTGAGAATATATCACGGTGTCCTGTAACATCACCCCACTGACGATACATATCATGCTCATAGGTAACACATCTGAATGTGTGTTTATCAAATGGTATTTTCTTTAGTGCATCTAATGTAACCTCAGGTGGTTCTAAATCTAATGAAAGATAATCAATTGTGTTAGGCATGTCTAGATCATGCCAAGGAATCTCAAGAGCATCACCATGTATGAAATGAGTATTAGGTCTCTCACCTGTCCACATAGATGCTAGTTCAGTATCAAGTTCTACTGATACACCAGACCAGTTATAATCCTTCTCTAATAACCATGTGTTATTTCCAATGAAGGGTTGTCCTCCACCAATCTCTAAGAAAGTACCATCTCTTTTAGCATCAGTAACCACTAGGGCAAAGATGTCTTGCCATACCTGAGAATAATTTTTCTTTAGACCTTTCATTCCTTCAGGTTTTATCTTCAGAAACTCATAGTCTTTATGATACCAGTTAGTCTGATTAGATCCTTGTAGTGGCATTGTTCTTCACATCCTCAATAATTTTACGGGTTAGTCTGGGAACTACATCATTGTCACTATGGAATTGCTTGGCAATCTCATAGTTCTTTTCAATAGCATCTTTCCTCCAGTCATATGCTTCACTATCCAACTTCCTAATGATCAATCTAAGTTCTTCAATATCTTGGAAGGTTATAATACCATCCATGTTGAACCAATCACCTATGTTAGGACAACCATAATATATGGGTACAGTCTTAGAAGCAAAGCAATCAATTATCTTTTCAGTAAAATAATTCTGTTGCCTAGAATTTTCTACTGCTATATGGAACTTAGAAGACTCAAAGAAATCATTCCTACGTTCATGAAATGGTGGAGATATATGAGCATAATACTGCAAACCGTTTGATACGTCAACAGTATTCATAAGTTTCATAATATCCAGACGTAACTGATGTCCTGGAGTCTGACTCTTACTACTAGTAACAAATGAAATATTATTCTTCTTACTAATCTTTAGATCCTTGAAGTCTAACCAACTAGAACCCCATTCAAATAATTCTGCTTGAGGATACTTATCAAGTATCGCCTGTGTGAACGTGTAGATCCTATCAAAATCATATGAATTTCTCAATGCACCTTCACTTACAGTAGGTAAGATAGCATAAGGTTCTGCTAGAAATAGTATCTTATAGTCTGCTTCTTTATTACAAGCAAGATTGTCTATCGAAATACTGACCTGTTGTTCAAAATCTAAACCTCCGTCAACCCATGGGTTCCACCATAGGGGATAAAAATGTGCTGGTTTCATCGTATGTCTTGGAAATGAAAATGGAATCCAAATGTTTCAATGCCTTGGTGTTCAGGACACTCAACCTCTTTAGAGAAATGAGCCGCCACCTGGACGGGAGCATATACACATCCTTGTTCCTCGAAGATGTGTCTGTTATGACAGCATATGTTCCCGTCCTCGTTATATAGACCAGCATTCTGATGCTTATAGAAATCTCCTTCGTTTACTTCCCAAGGGACGGTGACTTTACTGGGGACATCGAGTAACTTTTTGGAGCGTAAGGAAAATCCCCCATTGCCAACTCGTTGGTTCTTTCCCCACGGGTCGAGGTATGCTGTTGGGTCGTCTCTCCACGGTGCTCCGATGTAGTCATATTGTAACCACGAACTATCCCAAAGGTGAGGTCGAATAACATAACCGTCAGGATGGATAAGAAGGCAGTGCGAGGACTGAATATGATTGCCAAGGTTATATAAACAATAAAAATTGAAATCATTGATGCTTTGAATAGGATAAGTTTCTTCATAGACAACCTGATCACATAAACCTTCAGGTTTTTTGCTACCTAAGAACTTAGCAGCACCCCATTCAATAGACTCACATGATTTATTTATTGCGTAGACTGCATCTGGAAGGTCTAAGTCTGCCAGTATTAGTACGGTAACCTCAGGAACCTTTAGCATATCTAACTGCTCTATTGAATAATGTATACAAGTCTAACAGATTTTGATCTAAATTTCTAGCCCTTATAAACAAATCATCATGTTCTGCAAGCATAGTCTTATTGACATCAGCATAATCATCCACCCATAGTATAGGATAATCTTTATAACACTCCTGCAAGTATGAATTCTTCTTCATAATAGGTACTCTCTTCAAACACAGTACCTCCCAATTCCTATGACAATCAACAGCATTACCTTCAGGACAGATCATAAACTTATGCAATCTAATCTGCCTACAATACTCAGGGTAATCTACTCGTGGACTTATGGTAGCAAAAGATTTATTTGCAAACATCTCTCTTATATTACCACGTTCACTTAGATTAGTATGCTCTGCATGATTGATGTACAATAACTTACTGGGTTTAGGATCATCAACCATAAGAGATTTCAAAACCTCTTGTCTATCATCACTATCATACAATCTTCTTTGTACTCCATAAGGAAATGGATGTACCTTACCACCAAACCCAATAGCATTTGCTGCATATATTGCTAGAACATTCTGTGGTATGTGAGGATGGATATCATCTGTGATAGGTGTGTCCTCATTACTACAGAAGATAATAAACTTAGTCTGTTTGAACAGCGATATCTCAGCAAGTAGATGAAGTAAATCATCCTTCTCCATCATATGATCTACTCTCATCTGATCATGATATGTACCACATTCTATCGGTCTCTTATACAATCTAATATTATCAATGAACAGAGTCATATACTCCTGATCTTTTGCTGACTTTAGATCAGGTTTACCTACTCTCTTTATAAAATGTGTGTTACTCTCATTCACATCTTCCATAAAGGCATCAGGTACACCACCTAGACAACCTGCTTGGTCACCAAAGTCATAGTCACATAGATTAGATATTGCTGGTCCGTGGAGTAGGTTCATAATTTATATTCAATGAGAATCTGACATTTGTTGTAGGGGATGAACTAGAGTGCTTCCACTTGCCATCAAAGACAATCATCTTACCTCTCTCTACTGGTTCTTTATGGATAACTTTCAAGTCATCATCAAAGAAGAACGTATCACCATCAGAATCATTGGGATAATATAACCCTACAATATGAGGGTTCTTATTATCCACATGAGGATTATGTGGTATATTGTGCATGAATGGTCTGGGATATTGAAGTGTATTATGAGCACGGATCATCTTATTATCAGGTAACCCTATGAACTGACCAATCTCATTCCATGGCATCTTATCAAAGAAGTGACCTATAACATTGTTCTCAAGAAAGGTATGAGAAAAATATGGATTCATCTCCTTACGTAAGGGATGATCTTTATTACCATAGGCACAATCTTTGAAGAAAAACCAAGGGAGTTGGTATGTTATCTCTTCAATGTAATCAACTACACCGTCAGGAAACTGATGCCTTGTAACTGAGAAGGAGTTCTCTTTGCTCATCTGTGTTCTTCCATTCTCCTGGTTTCAAATAGTTTGGTAGTTCTAGAACATGTACTTTTACATCAGTATCTACAAGCATATGATAATTCAAATGCTCTGTAATATGTACGTCAGTACAATAGAAGTTCTCTATATTGTGACTGCATAATGCAGCAGCAACAGCAAAGGTTCCTACACCAGAACTAGCAAGATTCTTTGCTGATAACATTGTAGCAAAATCTTCTGCAACTGTCAAAGACTGAACAGTGACAAAAGGATATGTTTTAAGTTCCTCAACCACTGGATTATATTCATCGTCTTCCGTAACAACCAACGTGGAAGTGAAGGACTGAATGAGTTGCATATAATAAGTAAGAGGATTAGGGACATACTGGTCAGGGTTAGTAACCCCTTTGTCAAATACATCTCCACTCCTAATATGAATAACGATAGTATCATCAGGTATATCCACTCTCGGTACTTTGAGATGAGGATAAACATATTCCTTACATACCTTACGCATAGAGCTTGATATAAACTCTGAAGAAAGTGGTACTTCACAGTATGGTCCTTCCCAATAGAAGCATTTGTTTGATACTTCTCTAGTGCTACGTCCAAACGACGCTTCGTACTTTTCGATAATTTCATGATCTAAACTTTCAAAAGTATCGTCTGATTCCTGTGCCAGCATAGTACCTACAGCACACTGTTGGATATTATTACCCAACCTTCCATACCAATGGGATAATTTAATTGTCATCTATAGGATACATTTCTTTAGCGATTTGATCCATGATCCAATTATAAGTCTTTCGTATACCTTCTTCAAGTGTTTGTGAGTAATCCCAACCAAGTTTCTCACGTATAAGATCATTGTTAGAGTTACGTCCACGTACACCTAGAGGACCATCTATATGTTCCTTATGAATAGTTTTATTAGCAACCTTAGCAGCAGTGTCAACCAAGTGATTG